TTGTTTGGTTTAGAGTACAAGCGCTACGGCGAAGAGCATAAAGAGATCTACGAAACTGAGAAATCAGAGCGTAGCTTCGAAGAAGAAACCAAGTTGTCCGGCTTTAGTGCCGCTCCCGTCAAGAACGAGGGCAGCGCAATTGCTTATGACAATGCGCAAGAGGCTTTCACAGCTCGCTATAACCATGAAACCATCGCTTTGGGTTTCTCGATCACTGAAGAGGCGATCGAAGATAACTTGTATGACAGCCTATCTGGTCGTTATACCAAAGCATTGGCTCGTGCCATGGCTTATACCAAGCAAGTTAAAGCTGCTGCTGTATTGAACAACGGTTTCACCAATTCCAGCCAGTACTACGGCGGTGATGGTGTACCTCTGTTTTCTACTTCACACCCATTGGTTTCTGGTGGTGTTAACAGCAACCGTCCTTCCACTAATGCTGACTTGAATGAGACTTCGTTGGAAAACGCAGTTATTCAAATCGCAGCTTGGACAGACGAGCGCGGCTTGCTCATCGCAGCAATGCCACGTAAGTTAATCATCCCACCATCACTTCAGTTCGTTGCAACTCGTTTGTTAGAGACTAACCTCCGTGTTGGTACCACTGACAACGACATCAACGCAATCAAGAACAATGGTTCGATCCCAGAAGGTTACGCAATTAACCACTATCTGACCGACACCAACGCATGGTTCTTGACCACTGATGTACCTAACGGAATGAAGCACTTTGAGCGTATGCCTTTGGCTAACTCAATGGACGGAGACTTTGACACCGGTAACGTACGTTACAAGTCCCGTGAGCGTTATTCGTTTGGCTGGTCTGATCCACTCGGAATGTTTGGTTCACCAGGAGCGTAATGAAAAGGGGGCACAAAAAGCCCCCTTTTTTGTTTTGTTTGTAGTAAGATTTGTGAAACTGGGAGACCAGCTTATTGAACTGTCCCAGCAGACGCATACACGATCAATAAGTTAACTTTGTATGGAGAATTAATATGGCACGTTCCACATTCCAAGGCCCAATTCGTTCATTGGGTGGTGTTTATCAACAAGGCCCCGCATCGGTTGTTGTACTTTCATCGACAACTACCTTAACTCCTACCGATCATGGCGGTCGCATTATTTCTGTTGGTGGCGCATTAGCAGCTACCACAACTTTGACATTACCCACTATTAACGTTTCTACTAACCCAACGACTTCTGGTCCTGGGCAAGATCCAAATACCGTTAATAATCAAGGTGTTATGTACACCATTTGGGTTCCAACAACCATTACCACATCGACCCTAAAGATCGGTACAACCCCAGCTTCTGGTGATTATTTCATCGGTTCCTTAATGGGTGTTGACACTGACTCTTCTGATGCGCTTGTAGCGTATAACGCTTTAGCTGCCGATACCTTTGATTTCATTAACCTAAACGGCGGCACCACTGGTGGCGTTGCTGGCACATGGATTGAAATCGTTGCTGTTGCAGCAAACGCATACATGGTTCGTGGTACTGTAAACGGCTCAGGAACTGTAGCTACTCCGTTTGCGACTTCTTAATTAGGAGAACACCATGACTATGCAATATGACGTAAAGTCAGAGCATATGATGGATTCTGGTGTAGCGTATGACGGCAGAACACGTCTAAAAGGGGCAGTAATGTCCCCAAGCACCTCTGCCGCTAAGAATGCCATTTTTGCCGATAATTCACCGCAGACAGGGACTTATGACATTCCTGGAAGTACTGTTTGTACAGTAACTGTTACGGCACATGGGCTTTCTAACGGCGCCAGAATCTGGGCAAACTTTACTAGCGGAACCGCAGTAGACAACGTATATTCAGTTGCCAACGTCACGGCTAACACCTTTACCATTACAACTGCTTCTTTAACAACTAGCGGAAACGTAACGGTTTATAGTGATGTGCTGATGGAAATTGATTGCTTTAACGCAACTTCGTTCAACGTTATCGTTCCCGGTGAGGGCATTTTGGCAGATACTGGAATTTATGTAGGGCTTCCAGCAAACGTAACTGCTACGGTGTTCTATGGCTAAGTCCCCTGCCTGGCAACGCAAAGAAGGCAAAAACCCCGAAGGCGGTCTAAACGCCAAGGGGCGTGCCTCCTATAACGCCGCTAACCCTGGGAAACCGGGGTTAAAAGCTCCTCAGCCAGAAGGCGGTCCAAGACGTGATTCGTTCTGTGCCCGCATGAAAGGCATGAAGAAAAAACTAACCAGCGCTAAAACTGCCAACGACCCCAACAGCCGCATTAATAAGTCTTTGCGGGCTTGGAACTGCAAAGAAGGCGGAACTGTACGTGGCGGTGGATGCGAGATCAAGGGTAAAACTAAAGGTAAGATGGTGTGATATGGCTACTTACGAAGAATATTTAGAGCACGCTAAAAGTAAAAAATTTCAGCCGGTAAAGGAAGATACATTTAATTCCTTAACCAAAGCTGGTTTTGATCCTATAAAAAATACTTTTGAAAAAGAACAGATTCGCAAAATGGGCGATGCTTTAGATAAAGCGGGTGTACCGCTTGGACCGAGACCCGAAACGTTTCCAAAAACTACAGCAGCTCTTGAAGAAATTCGTAAATCTGATGCAGAGCGCGCGGCTCGTAAAGCAGCAAAAACCGGTGGTGGTGGCGGTGGTTCAGGTGGTGTAGGTAATATTAAGTCCATGAAGTACGAACCCGTTAAACACGCTAAAGGCGGCAAAGTATCCTCAGCCTCATCCCGTGCGGATGGCTGTGCCATCAAAGGCAAAACTAAAGGACGGATGGTCTGATGGAAATGATGATTAGTGCAGCATTAGGGCTGTGGTCTTTAGGGATAAGCGTAGTGTTATCTATTATTGGATATGCAGTGAGAGAAAAATTGGACAAGATTAAAGAATTGGATGAGAAGTTAAACGCAACCAGAGTGGAGGTAGCTCGTGATAACGTTACTCAAGCAGAAATTGACAAAATTATGGTCCACATTGACCAGCGTTTTAATAAACTTGAAGCAAAAATTGATCAACTTATTCAAAAAGGATTAGCAGCATGAAAGACTCCAAAGCAATGGTAAAGAAAGAAATTTCTTTTATGAAGAAAAAGGGTGCTCCCAAGTCCATGATCAAACATGAAATGGCTGAAGCTGAAGGCATGTGCTACGGCGGCAAGGTAAAGAAAATGGCTGCTGGTGGTATGACTTCCATGAAGAAAGTAGCTGCGGCTGCTGTTAAAGGTCATGAGAAGCGTATGCACAAGATGGCTGGCGGTGGTGTAACCCGTGCAGATGGTTGCGTTATGAAGGGTCACACCAAGGGCAAGATGGTCAAAATGGCTGGTGGTGGCAGTTGCTAAATGCCAAGTTCTCGTGTTAACCCCATATCTTCTGCCGCCCAATTAGATTTGGGCTTTGGCAGTACTCCTGAGCAACTGCAAAGAGGTAAACCAGCAGACCCAGGATATAAGGAAGTGCACGAGAAGTACAACCCACCAGAGAAAGACCAGAAAGCTAAAGCTGCTGAGAACAAAGAGTTTGAGGACAAACGCCAGCAAAGAAGTAAGTTGATCCAGCAAAATGAGATGGCTAAGATCAACGAGATCTTGAATAAGCCCAAAGGCGGTGGTGGCGGAGCAGGTGGGGTAGGTGGCATGAAGTCCATGAAGTACGAGCCGGTTAAGTACGCCAAGGGCGGCAAAGTAAGTGCATCATCCCGTGCTGACGGGTGCGCTATCAAGGGCAAAACTAGAGGACGCATAGTATGAAAAAAGATGAGTTGCCACAAGAAATGGTTGATCGCCTCACCCGTGAGGAGAACGAAGCTAACCCAATGGTTAAACTGCGGGACAGGATTTTTGGAGCTGAAAAACCAAAGCAGCCAAAACCTGAACCAGTAAAGAAAGCCAAAGGCGGTATGGTTTCGTCTGCATCTAAGCGTGCTGACGGATGCGCTATCAAAGGTAAAACTAAAGGACGCATGGTATGAGAGCCAGCCGGGGTATGGGCGCTGTAATGCCCAGCAAAATGCCAAACAAAAAAGTTATTCGTCGTAAGGACAATCCTGACGACGTGGATATGTACGCCAAGGGCGGTAAGGTTGGCGGTAAAGGTGGTAAAGGCGTTGTTGTTACCAAGGGTGGTACAGCTTCAGCCATGGCTAGAAAGCTCTTACAAAAGCCAGGATCCTTGACTGCGGCTGACATGTATTCCAAAGGCGGCAAGACATCTAGTGTTAATAAGGCTGGTAACTACACCAAGCCTGGCATGCGCAAGTCTTTGTTTGAAAGTATTAAAGCGTCTGCCGTGCAGGGTACTGCTGCAGGTCAATGGAGCGGTCGAAAAGCTCAGCTCTTAGCAAAGAAATATAAGGCGGCTGGTGGTGGATATAAGTAAAACCTGTACATTTTGCAAAACAGAAAAACCACTGACTGAGTTTTTTAGTCGTGGGGGTAAGCTGTCGCATCTTTATAAATCTAGGTGTAAGTTGTGTATGCAGGCCAAAAGACAAGAGTGGGCTTTAAATAATAAAGAACATTTAAACGAATGGCGTAGAAAAAACTGGGTTACTGCAAACAGAAGGCTAAAAAGACGGGGTGCAACAGAAGAGTTGTATAACGAACTTTATGAAGTGCAGCAAGGGTGTTGCGCTGTTTGTAATGAGCCAGAAGAAAAATTTAGCTGGTTATGTATTGATCATGACCATAATACCGGAAGAATTAGGGGGCTTCTGTGTCCAAATTGTAATCGGGGCATAGGTTTGCTACAAGATAGTTCAGTTTTACTAGAAAAAGCTGCAAAATATATAGCAGAAGCTAAAGAAAAGGAGTTATGTAATGGCTAAATCATTTCCAGACTTAAATAATGACGGTGAAGTAACTAGAGCAGACGTTCTTAAAGGGCGTGGCGTTTATAAAAAAGGTGGTGCAGTTAAGAGTAACTGGATCCAAGGCGCTATCAAAAAACCCGGTGCTCTGCGTGAGTCGATGGGCGTTAAGAAAGGCGAGAAGATCCCTGCTAAGAAATTAGCGGCTGCGGCTAAGAAGCCCGGCAAGATGGGTCAGCGTGCTCGATTAGCGCAGACTTTGAAAAAATTAGGTAAATAAAATGCCCTTCCTTTGGGATTGGATCTGGAGAAAACTAAGTGGCACTAGCGAAACCCCAACGCAGTCTAAAAGCTTGGACACAGCAGGAGTGGACAACCAAGTCGGGCAAGAAATCGTCCGAGACAGGAGAGCGGTACCTGCCAAAAAGAGCAATCCAAGCGCTAAGCCCAAGCGAGTACGCAGCAACAACACGCGCAAAGCGGGCGGGAAAAGCACAGGGAAAACAGTTCGTGCCCCAGCCACCAAAGGTAAAAGCAAAAGTAAAACCGTACAGAAAGGTTAAATAAAAGATGACCGTAGTTGCCAATGCAACATTTAATCTTGACCTCTCGGAGATGGTCGAAGAAGCGTTTGAGCGTTGTGGCTCAGAGCTTCGTTCTGGTTATGATTTGCGTACAGCCCGTCGTTCTTTAAATCTGTTGTTTGCTGACTGGGCAAACCGAGGCATTAACTTATGGACGATTGAGCAGGGGCAAATCCCCTTGGTTCAAGGCACAAACACTTATGACCTACCGCTTGATACCGTAGACTTGATTGAGCACGTTATCCGTACAAACCCTGGGGTGCAAAACACTCAGGCGGACTTAACAATCTCACGCATCTCAGTATCAACATACGCCACAATCCCCAACAAGTTGCAACAAGCACGACCAATTCAGGTTTGGGTAAATCGTCAGTCCGGTGCAACTTACGCCGGTACAAGCAGCTCTACCCCACCAGCGGGGGTTAATTACCCCAAGATTGTTGTCTGGCCCACGCCAGATCAAGGTTCGGTTGGCGACCCTTATTACACGTTTGTTTACTGGCGACTACGCCGTATTCATGACGCTGGCGATGGTTCTAATACTATGGACATCCCATTTCGTTTTTTGCCCTGTTTGATTGCAGGTCTGGCTTATTACTTGGCGTTGAAGATTCCGGGCTCGGATGTACGTCTGCCGATCCTAAAACAGCAGTATGACGAGGCTTGGGAGTTTGCGGCTACGGAAGACAGAGATAAGTCGCCTGATCGCTTTGTGCCACGCCGGATGTATATTACCTAGAGGTTGTCATGCCAAACACCTTTGCATCTGGTAAATGGGCTATATCACAGTGCGACCGCTGTAATTTCCGGTTTAAGCTTAAAGAGCTACGCATTGAGATTATTAAGACCAAGCCCTACCAGCTATACGTTTGTAAGGCATGCTGGGATCCTGACCATCCACAGCTACAACTTGGTATGTACCCTGTTGAAGATCCGCAAGCGTTGCGTAACCCAAGACCGGATAATACGTACTATCAGGGCGGATATACAGGCTTACAGCTTAATCAAAATGCGGGTAATACCGAAGACGGTTTTGGTGATCCTACGGGCGGTAGTAGGGTGTTTCAGTGGGGGTGGG